CCGTACCTCTTGTTCATATAGCTTTCTTCTTTCATCGTAATGACCGGCCAGTAATAGACGGGATCGGCGGCCCATTGCTGCTGGACATTGGCGATCAGCTTCTCGAACGCCTGCTTGAAACCGTCGCTGTTGTTCTTGTACAACACGAGCTGGCCATCGTCCTCGCCGCTGATACAGGTCAGCTCGAGCGAGAACTGCTCGACAAAGGAATAATTATCGATCGGCGCTGGCTGCGGCAGCCGTTCGACCTGGACCGAGGCCATGATCTGGCCGAGCAGCTCGCCGTCGCCCCAGCAGACCCAGCCGCGACACAGGCTGGCGAGGTTGACCGCCCAGTGGCTGTCGGGCTCGACCGCGATATTCTCCTGTCCGTAAATCCATTGGCCAGCCTTGGTGAGGCGCAGCAGCATCTTGCCGCCCTCGTTCTGGGTCATGGTGGAGCGGGTCTCACTGATGCCTTTCATCAGGTTCTCGCCGAAATTGGCCGGCAGGACCGTGTGGTGTTGGGTGAGTTCATTCATGATATTTTCTCCTGTTGTGGCGTGGCTGTTTTCTCCCACAGGTTACGCGACACGCCGCCGCTTCCCTGTGCATTTCGGATATGGCGCAATTTGACGCTCGACGCTGCCCAGCTGCCGCGCGCCGGCAGCGTGCGGATTTGGGTGAAGCCAGAGGCTCGCAAGCTCGCTCCGGTTTCGCCTTCTTGGTTGTAGGTGACGATGCGGCGGTAGCCCATTGCCGAGGCAATGCGCCAACAGGCGCCGTAGAGCGCGGAGTTAGCGTTACGGGTGCCATCGGTTGCGGTGCGGTTGACCTCTACAGTGAAACCGTCATCGAACGATCGCGCCACTGGACGGCCACACAGAGCGACACCGCGCAGTTTGCCTGCTACGTCGACGACGCCAATCGCCCATTTGCAGCCACGCGGAGCCGCGTGATGACGGTGATTGATATCGTTGAACTTGCAGGCCTCGCGCCAGGTCAACGGTATGATGGTCAGCGTCCTCATTTGCTGATGGCTTTCAAGGCCGCGCGAAAGGCTTCGATCGCCAGCGGCCGGTTCACGATCGGGGCGGGGTCATCGGTCTGGCAAACTGTTGTCTCTGATGTTTCAGGCTTCTCACGGAGGTGAGAAGGGATCTCGACGCCGAGCCGCTTCGCGGTGGCGTCGGTGGAGGCGAACGTCTGCAGCTGCTGCCGCCAGATCTGGTTGTCGTCGAAACCGAGATCCTGCAAAGCATGGGCAACGATCTCGTCATCGACCCATTTGCGCTGCTTCTCTTTTGCTTTTAGGCGCCAGCCGGGAACGACGCCGCCGTCCTCAAGATAAGCGTGTAATTGTTCGTCTAACGTCTTTTTGAACTGCGTGGCCATGTCGACCAACGCCTTAGCGTTGGCTAAATACAGGCCATAGTCGTTGACCTGGTCGGTCACCATTTCGGTGCGCGGTTTCACTTCACTGCCAAGCGAAGCCAATTCGAGCATAGGCTGTGTCCATTTCGGACAAATGGTCTTGGCCGGACACCAGCGGCACCACTCACCCCTGTGCAGGTGTGGATCCGACGCCAGCGCCTTGACGACAGCATTCTGCAAATCTTCGGTGAAATATTTAAGTTCCTTGCGGGTGACCTCGGTATGGGTCAGCGCCGGAGTAGAGCGCGGCTGAATGATAGCGGCGATCAGTTTGCGTTTGTTCTGGTAGAGATGGCGGGCGGATGCCATTGCCGCGGTGATGTAAAACAGCAATTGCGCGTTGACGATATCGCCGGCGGGATCGGAATAGATCGCTCTTACGCCGACGCCCTGGCCAAACTTCCAGTCGACATGCAAGACGTAGTCTGGCGATTGCAGGATCAGGTCACAGGTGCCGAAGCTGCCGGGAATACCAGGAAACTTGACGGATTTCTCGACCGCCACCACCGTGAAGTCGCCGCCATATTCCTGCTCCAGATCACTAAGGTGCTCCAGTGCCGGATAGATCATGTCGTCAAGATGCGCTTGCGTCAGCGCCCGATCATGGAACATGCGGCCTTTATAGGCTTCCGCGAGATCATAGAGATTAATTTCATTCTTGATCAGGCGGGCGTGCATCAGGTCCGCCATGACGGCGTGCATGGCGGAGCCCTCGGCGGCGTAATCGCTTTCGATGCGCTCCGCGGCCGGTGGCAGTTTGAGATTGAGTTGAAAATTGCCTGGACAGTTGAGCAGGCGATCGGCGTTGGAACCGCCGACGATGGCGCTGTGTGGCATTTGTTTCCTGTTGCGTGTTGCGTGTTCGTGTTGTGTGTTGCGTGGTGTCGATAGCATCCGGTGATTTGTGGCAGGCGTCAAGAGCACATTAGAAAATGTTGTGGAAAGCGAACTGGTGCGTCGCGTGCACGCACGCGGCGGCATTTGTGAAAAAGTGCGCGCGATCGGAAGCAGAGGCTTCTTCGACCGGCTGGTGATCACGCCAAAGGGCGTTGTCGTATTCGTGGAATGCAAAAGACCAAAAGGCGGCCGATTCTCGGCGCATCAGATCGCGCGTCACGCGGCGTACCGAAATCTCGGAGCGGTGGTTGCCATCATCCAGAATTCGGCAGATATTGACCGACTGATGTCGGATACCTGACGCAAGCCAAAAAAGCAGGACCAAGGCGCACTATCAATACGCCCTGGTCCCTAGGTTTGCGCGCTAACCCCCTCCAAGGAGCTAACGAATGCGGCATTCTCAACCATCCGCGACAGAATTGCAACATTGTCCAATAGGACAGCATCATATTCCCCTGACCTTCTTCGACGACGCCTTTGCCCGGGTGCAATATCAGGACAATCTGACGTTGCCAGAGCTGGCGGAAGAGATTCGGGGGTTTTCCGAGCCGCACAAGTCAAAGTTGCCATGGTTGAAAATGGCGATATTCGGCGAAAACGCCAGCCGCAACCATTGCTTGCGCACCAATGCCAATGTGAAAGAAGTAACAGGGGTCGAGATCGACCACGACAGCGGGCGGATGCCATTTGACGAGGCGGTGCAGCGGCTTAAAAACGCCGGGCTGCGCAGCCTGGTCTACACGTCCGCCAGCTATGTCAAAGACGAGAAAGAAAAATGGCGGGTATTGGCGCCGCTCTCGGCCTCGACGGCGCCTGCGGCGCGGGCGGAACTGGTGGCGGTGCTCAATGGCGTGTTGTGCGGATTTGCGGCACCGGAAAGTTTCGTGCTGTCGACCGCGTTCTTTTATGGTTCGGTCAACCATAATCCGGATCATCGGGTAGAAGTGATCGACGGCGATTTCTTGGACCTGCGGCCTGACCTAGTAGCGGGTCAAATCGGTAAAAACGGCAAAAAGACTACTAACGGCGCCGGCAACGGAACCGCGCACCCCTCGCGCGACGAGGCCGAGATCTTAGGGTTACTGGCCAAGAGCAAGCGACGGGGCAAATGGCATAATGCGATGCTTTCAGCAGTGGCATCCATGGTCGGCAAGGGCTGGGGCGATGCGGCGATCCATGACGCGTGCGCGCCTTATCTGCGTAACGAACACGGTCGCGCCGAGCTGGATCGGCTGATCGCGGGCGGGCGCGAGAAATGGGGTGTAGCGGATCCGGATCGCGACGTGATCGGGGCGGCCGCTCCTGTGGTCGCTGCGGCGATCGCGGCCACGGGTGGGGTGATAACGGTTCCAGGGCCGAACTGGTTGGAGCGCTATGTGCTGACCGGACGGCCGCGGCCCTCTTTATACAACGCGCGACTGGCGATCGAAGATAGCGGCATCCGGTGTGCCGAAGATGTATTCCACAACCAGATGACGATTGCATGCGAAGGCGCGAAACTGCCGTTTGTCGGTGAGGTGACGGACGGCAGTTTGCAGACTTTACGGGGTTATCTGCTGGATAAATACCGGTTTGATCTGGGTGAACGGCATGTCCGGGATGCTGTGGTGATCCTGGCGCGGGAGAACCGTTTTAATCCAGTGACTGACATGCTGGAGGCCGCAGAAGCCGACTGGGACGGGATTGGCCGTCTCGACCGCATGGCCTCGGATTATTTCAATTGCGATGATACGGAACTCAATCGGCAATGCGTTCGCAAGACTATGCTGGCGGCGGTGGCGCGGGCGCGGCGGCCGGGATGCAAATGGGACACCATTTTGGTGCTGGAAAGCCCGGAGGGCTGGAATAAGAGTTCGGTTTGGGCGGTGCTGGCAGGTGACGGCAACTTCTCTGATGCTTCGATCCTGGGGCACAGCGGCCGTGAAGTGCAAGAGCAATTGGCCGGGATCTGGATCCACGAAAACCCGGAACTGGCCGGGATGAAAAAAGCCGATGTCGAAACCATCAAGGCATTTGCGAGCCGACAAGTCGACCGGGCAAGACCCGCTTATGGCCGGTTTTTGATCGAACAGAAGCGACATTCGATCGAGGTCGGGACCACCAATAGCGGCAGCTATTTGCAGTCGCCGACCGGCAACCGGCGGTTTTGGCCGATGCGGGTTAATACCGTTATCGACCTCGCCAAATTGCAACGCGACCGACTGCAATTATGGGGCGAAGCGGCGCATTATCAAAGCCAGGGCGAAGGGCTGATTTTAGACGAGGCTTTATGGCCGCTAGCTGGGGTCGAGCAGGAATTACGGCGAGTGCGGCATCCGTGGGAGAATTTATTAGCCAGCATGGTGCCGGCAATGGGTGAATTATTGATGGGAAATGCGATCCTGACACGGGTCGGAGACGAGGAAAGAGTACATACGCGAATTATTTTTAGCGAATTATTGGAAATTTCGGGGGGTCAATTGCACCGCGGACACGCGATTTCGCTCGCTGAAATCATGAAAATACAGGGTTGGACCAACAAAGAGACGCGAATTAATGGCGTGCTCGGATCCGGCTATGTGCGAAAAAAAGGCTAAAAAGGTATCGAGGTGTAGAATTGTAAGCCTTGTTAGCCATGTTAGCCGAACGGGGGAGAGTCTGGAGTATCCAAAATACTACGTACACTCCTCTATATATATTCACTTACATGACTAACATGACTTACAGCATTGAAAACAAAAGAAAAAATTGCGTTAGCCGGGACTAACATATCGCTAACGTGACTTACCGTAGGTTTCGACAATACGGAGCGAAAAAATGGCGCGTAAAGACGATGGTACGGGACCCACGGAGCAGCGGGAAAAACACGCTGGCGAATTTATGGAAATTCGCGGTTTGTCACGGACAAACCGGCGGGTGCAAATGCTGGACGACCAGCTTGGCCGGGCCTGGAAAATAAACCTGATCAATGCGGAAGAATATTCCGCCCTCAAAAAATATTCCTTGCATTGGCTGGCCGGTGGTTTGCAAGGATCGATGTGCAGCGTCGACCCGGACCGGATCCTGGCGACCAATGCCGGGGCTATGTCTGGCCTGGCCAAAACCGAACGGCAAGCCTACCACCGCCAGCTGTACTGGCGGGCGCACGAGCGGCTGGGAACGCGGCCGGCGTTCGTGGCGGACCATGTCGCCTGCTTCGATACCAAATTATCCCACGTCGCCTTGAGCCTAGGCTATGCGTCGCCGTATCGCGGCCGGGAAAAGGTGCGGGAGATCCTGTCGGATGCGGGTTATCGGCTGGGGAAGTTTTGGCAGGAGCAACGGTGATTTGACTAAAGGGCAGGTTTGGCCCTAAATCCGGTATCTCCAAGGCTGACGGACTACCAGATGGCATTCCCTTGCGTTTGGTAACCGGCGTCCCGTGAGAGGAAAGGCCTGCGTCACCGCAGGCCTTTTTTGTTAGATGTCCTCAGGACGCAGCCCCGAGGCAATTAGGAGCTTCAGGAGAAGGCCGACCTCCCGGGGCACCGGTAGCCGCCCCGAAGCCCAATAGCGCACTGTACGGCCTTCCCTGCCAATCCAGCGGGCAAAGGCGGATTGATTGAGGCCAATGGTTGCCAGATCTTTCCGGAATTGATCTGCACTGATAGGGGCAGATGGAACCGGAAATCTGATCTTGCTGTCAGCTGATGGTTTCCATGCGGGTTTGCGCTTTGGTTCCAAGGCTTCCCAAGCCCGCACGTGTGCGGGCTTGGCGATCGGAGCGGGTTTAGTTCGTGGCATTGACGAAAGTCTTACGGGCTTCGACTAGGCCAACGCTCAAGGGGTCGCCGGGATTGCGGGCGTTGTCATAGGCCAGTTTAGCGGCGACCCATTGCATCAGGATCCGGTGACCGGCTTCCGGTACCGCTTCGCCGTAGATCGCGCGCCAGGCTTCCGCTTCGGCGCCTGAGCAATATTCCGATAGGCCGGACCATTGCACGTGCTCGTTGTCGTCGAGGTACATGGCACCGCCGAAGCGGCAATAGGTCGAGGCTTTGGGCTTGTTCCAGACTTCGCCCGGACGCTTCGGGTTGGTAGTCTGTGACACCAGGCGAAAACCTTTCCCGGTCTTGAACTCCAGCCAATAGCGGATCTTGCAGCGGAGCCGAAAGCCATAGGGGTAGTCAGCGACGACATAAGCGGTTTCGGGTGAGGTATGGTTGAACAGAAGTTTCATGATGGTTTCCCTTGTGAAGTATCGTGAAGGTTAGATTTGAAGTGAATTACATGTCGTTCAGTGCAAAACGCGGTGAGCCGACTTTGGCAATGTTGCACGCCATGACCAGCTGGCCATGCTCGCGAGCATCTTCCGCATAGTCGAGGCCGTTCTGATGCGCCTGATAGTCGAAATCGAAATCGTACCATTTGACGCGGGCATAGCGTTCATCCATTGCCCAATAGGAAACGAAGGTACCGCGACGCTTTGGCGCGTTGCCGGTATGTTGGCAGGTATCGCGTAGGAATTTAGCGGCATAAGCGACGGTATCGCCGACTTGTAACTTGTTTGGTTTGGCCATTTGGTGTTTCCCTTGTCGCAGCGGAATGCTGCTACTGGCTTAAGCCCCGTAATCCTCTCGGATGCGGGGCTTAAGCGCGATGTGGAGAGAGTTAATCCTCTTCAGCGGTTTCAAGTGCCCAATAGCCAAAGTCTGAACCGTCTCCGGGATGAGCTCCGAAATAGAAGCCTTCACGGTTTGCAATGGTGTTCAGCTGGTCGAACATATCTTCAAGCGCGTATTGTGCAGCTTCGATATCAGTATCAGTGACGGTGATACTGTCTAGGATAATGGCGTATTCGCGCGCTTCTTCTGCTCTTACACTGCCATTGAACGGTAGTACGCGGTTCAACTCGTCCGCGAATGAGCGCAGCAAGTCTTGGGTGCGCAACGTGCCATGCGAGACGGTACCTTCGGAGATAAAGCCGCCGTGCGGTGAAGATTGGTTTGGCATTGTGTTTCCCTTGTTGGCTTGATTGCCTGACACCATAACTAGGGTATCGTTGCCTAGTTGTCTGCACCCTAATGGGCACAAAGAGAAATAAATGAGTTATCCACAGGCAAATGATATGTTGCGCCGCGTTCACCTGGTTGGGAGTGTTTGACGTGGCACCGTTCGCGCAAAAGCGCCAGCTGGCTCATGAGCGACCGGAGAATAGAGCAGGCAGACCGTCGCTCTATCGTCAAGAGTATTGCGAGCGCGTCATTGAAGAGATGGGCAGGGGCGTCAGCCTCACTGGCTTCGCTGGCAAGATAGGCGTTGATAAGGGATCTATCTACGAATGGGTATCAGCGCATCCTGAATTTTCCAACGCTGTGTCTCGCGCCAAGAGCGCGCGCGTGCTTTGGTGGGAAGAGAAACTGATGCGTTCGAAGAAGGGCGCAGAAACATCAGCTAGCATCTTCGCACTACGAAACGCGGACCCCAGCGAGTGGCGCGACATTCGCAATGTACAGCACGATCACAGTCACACATTAGCTACTTTGACTGACGAGCAGTTGCTCGCGATCGCGCAAGGTAGATCGCATGATGCCCATCAGATCATCGACGTGACACCTGAGAGTGAAGAGAAGTAAGACCAATCCCAATCGCTTCCCAATAACCAATAGTTGATAGCATACATCAATCATATCAATAGGTTATGAGCCAAGACCCTTAGTCTCCCTAGCATGGGGTCGGCGTCGGCGATCTTAGACCGAGGCCGGCGGGGGGAAAATTTCCGGCTCGAAGCATGCTTAGTTGGACAGAGACCTCCACATTGGTGTTGGGTTTTTGTGGATGCGGGTTGAGCGCGAAAAATTTTCTGGAAATTTTTCAGAGTTTGGAAATTTTCACGCTATCTCTGGTCGGATATAATGAACACTAGTTATCTGCCCTACGCCGAAATGGCCCGGATCGAAGCCGAGCGCGACGCGCTCGAACTCGCCGTTCGCCAGATCGCGCGTGTCAGGATCATGGATGCCGTCTCGGCGATCCACATGCGCGCGATTGCGCACGCCGCGATGCGGCGGATCCATAGTGATGTCAGGAGCGAAGCCCATGTCGGACAAACAGGATAAGCAGGACAAGATGATGGAAGCGTTCAAACAGGAACGCGCCCGTCTCAAGGCCGAGCGGGTGAAAACCACGCCCAAGCCCGCTAAGGACAGTAAGGAAAAGTAGCATGGCCATTACGTATTCGATCGAGGGCGGCGCCGACGCCGCCAAGTTCAATATCGATGCGACGACAGGAGCATTGACCTTCAAGGCGGCGCCGGATTTTGAGAAGCCGGGCGACGCCAATGCCGATAATAAGTATGAGGTGGTCGTCAAGGCCACCGATGCTACCGGCCTCAGCTCGACCAAACCAGTAACTGTAACAGTTACGGACGTCAGCGAGGGATCGCCCCCGCAGATCACGTCCGCGGGGGCCATTAGCGTCAAGGAAAATCAGCTGGTGGTGATGACCGTGACCGCGACCGATCCCGACGACACCACCCAGCCACCGCCCGGTGGAACGGCATTGCCACCGCTGACCAATTCCGGAACCATTAATATCAATGCCGACAATACCGTGGTCGAGAACAAGAACATCACCGGGTACGTCGCCTGCGAAAATCGTTCCAACATCACCATCCGCAACTGCATCATCAAGCATCCCGGCGGCGAGGCCGGTATCTTTATGCAGAATGTCACCGGCATCACCATCGAAGATGTCCAAATCACCAACACCTCGGCGGCGTCGGGCCAGAACGGCAATCCGGGCGAGCCCCTTAATATCAAGATGAATAATGTCCACGGCAACGTCAACATCAACCGCTGCAGGCTCGAAGGCGCGGGCGGCATCTACGCGGTGATTTCCAACGCCAACTTCAAGTTCACTTTCCTCGAAGGCCACAACATGCGCGAACCGGTCGGCATGCACCGCGGCCAATTGGTGCAGATGAACCAGCTCACCGGCAGCCTGGTGCTGGAGGACTTCTCCTGCATCAACGATCCGAATAACTCGAAACCGAGTGATATCATCTCGATCTATGAATGCGGCACCAACAAGGTGCAGATCCGGCGTGGCTTCCTGGATGGCTGTAATCATCCGGCCGGTGTCATGATCATGGTCGAGGACCATTCCAGCGGCGTGGTTGTCGAAGATGTCGACTGCATCCACCATGGCAACGGCGCTTATTCGTTCTACGATACCTCCCATAATGGCGTCTACCGACGCTGCCGGATGAAGGATCAAATCAAGGGCGATCAGGGGTTTGGGCCGCCGTCATCAGATGGTGGCGCGGGACCGGTCAATATCGTGGCGGAGCCGGGAGATACCCAAGGCGCACGGTTCGAGGCGTGCAAGTATTTCAACGTCAACAAGAACAATCTGGCGTGGGTCGACGGCTCGACCTTTGTCGACCTCACCGAGGGCGACTTCACGCCGCGCGCCGCCATCAGGAACCGGACCCCGGGCACATGAGGAGAAGCCAGGATGGCTAATTTTACCAAGTATAATGCTTTCATCGATGAAGTCTCGAAGGCCGGACATAATCTAACCACCGCGGTCTACAAGATCGCGCTGACCAACACCGCGCCGACGCCGCTAACTGATACCGTGTGGAGTACCGGTGTTTACCCGGCGCCAGCCGCGGCCAACGGCTATACTGCCGGCGGCAACACTCCGACCGTCTCTAGTGCCGCCACGTCGGCCTATGTTTTCAAGCTGGTATTGGCCGACACTACCTTTACCGCGGTCGGCGGTGGCGCCAGCGGCATTGGCCCGTTCCGTTACGCCATCATGTATAATTCCAGCGCCACCAATAAGGTGGTCGGCTATTACGACTACGGATCGAGCATCACCCTGGCCGACACCGAGACCTTTACCGTCGACTTCGATCCGACCAATGGCGCCATCCAGATGACCATGACCCCGTAACATGAGCGTCGTCGAGCCGATCTATATTGCAGCGGCCGCCACCGATGGCGCGATCAGGACCGCGGCCTCGGCCGCCAATGCCGGCGGCGGCGGCATTGTCAAGATCCCGGCCGGCAGTATCACGCTGGCCTCGGCACTGCCGATGTATAATGGCGTGATCTACGAAGGCGTACCATGCCGGATGGATAGCCGCGGCGGCCAGACCGTCGGCATCGGCGGCACTATCCTCAATGGCAACGGCACCTTCAACGGCTTCGAATATCATCCGACCGACCTCGGCACGCCGCCGACCGTGGAGGCAACCTTTCTCGACGGCATGGTGCAGGGCGCCGGCATCCTCGACGTTACCATTGTCAACTGCACCAACGGCATCAAGATCGGCGCGCTGTACAATCCCGGTGCCAATTCCTGCCGGTTCGAGCGGGTCAACATCATCAATTGCACGCAATGGGGCATCTGGATCGAGAACCACGCCGGCTGTCATTTCGACATGATGAACATCATCAATTGCGCCGGTGGTGGCCGGGCCAGCGTTGCTTCGGGGGCGACGGCGTATAACTGCGGCAATGGTTCGTGGAGAAACACCTTTGTCGCCGCCGCCAACTCTGGCCGCGGCATGGTGACGTGGGCGCGCGGCGCGTCGTCGATGAACGACGAGCAGTCCGACCATGAGCAGTGCAACCGTTCGACACTGACTATCAGCCAAGCCGCGACCATGAGTAATGGAGCGGCCAATATCACGGTCACGTCAGGTTCGGCGTTCGCGGTAGATTTTCCAGTGACGGTCAGCGCCAACGCCAACGGTTTCAGGGCCAACCAGATCTATTTCGTGGCGAGCGTGGCCGGCAATGTCATTACGCTGCGCGACACCATTGGTTATGGCGCGACCAAAACCGCGACCGGCGCGACTGCGGTCAATATCCTGTCGCGCGGCTGGCCGTGTCTGGAAATTGCCGGGCTCGATGCGTCATCTAACGTCACCGCGCAATTCGCGTTCGGCATCGATCTGGAGGGCTCGACCAGCGCGCGGGTGGTGATGCAATGGTGTACCTACTGCACGGTCATGGGCGCGTTTCTTGGTGGCGCTAGCATTGAATATCGTACGTTTTGCCTGCGGAATTGTGGATATGGCAGCATTAGTAGTCATCTGGCGACCACCTACGACATTGACGCCAATTCACTCAACACGGTTTCGGTTTCGGGGACCCGAAGCGAATATGGCGGTACCAATCCGAACCTTAGCCAGGGAACCGGTATCGGGTTTTCGCTTAATAATGTCGCTACAGGATCGGGCGGAAATCTGAAAGCAGAAATTTATTCCGGGCAGCTATCGCTGCGCGGTTGGGGAAAGCCGGAAATCTATTCCGGGAACGATTCAAATTTCGTCGGGATTTCGGTGGCGCTGATGCTCGATCAGACCCAGATCGCGACCGGAGCGACGATAGCGGGAGCGGACACCACAAGTTCTTTTGTCAATACTACCGCGACCACCTCCAGTTCCACACTACCTGTTATCACGGACTATAACGTCGGCACGCTGATCATGATCTCTAACCCGCAGAACAGCGTTCACACCGTCAACACGGTGAGTTCGCAGACCATCAACGGCACGCCAAGCACGTTTACGATTGCGATGGCGGCGCGCACCTCGGTGATGTTGCAAGCCTGCGACGCTGGCGGCGCGATCGGCAAATACTGGGCCAGGTATCAATAATGAAAGCGAGGCCGCCGGTGTCCGTTGCCGCGCCATCCTCGGGGCTGATCAATGACGGCATCACCGATAACTCACAGGCGCTGGCCAACCTGATCGCGGCGACGCCGGACGGCGGCACGATCGATTTGCCCTCGGGAATTGTCTGCCTGGCGACAGGATTGCTGATCAAGGGCCGCACCAAGCTGCGATTACGCGGCGGTATCCTGAAGATGACTGGCGCGGCATCGCACCCGCTCGGCACCATGGACAAGTTTGCGGTCGTGTTCGATGGCTGCAATGGCTGCGGGTTGGAAGGGACGACGCTGATTGGTAACGGTAAGGGGCCGCTGGTCGGCTTTGTTGACTGCGTCGGTTCGGGATTATGGCACTGCGACGTTTCTGGGGCCGGTGGCGGCAATGCGCAGGTCGCCAGCCTGTACGGCTCAGGTTCGCAATTCATCGGCAACGCGGTGCACGATAGCGGCGGTACCGAAACCCGCGGATTATGGATCGGCAATGTGCAGACCATCGAAATCGAGACCGGCGCGCTGATCCAGAACAACCGCGTGTTTGGCAATACCGCCAGCGGCATTGTGCATGTCGGCATCGGTGGTGTTATCACCGGCAACAATTCGAACAGCAATATGGGTGCGGGCATTGTGGTGTCAGGCAATGCCGAGGCCCATTCGGTCGGCGTCACCATCAGTAATAATTCGTGCTCGTACAACGCCTATCACGGCATCCAGGCCGGTGATTCCGGCGACGTCACGCATCAACTGGCGAAAGAGTTTTGCGCGGCGGCCGGATCGGTGGTCGGCAATGTGCTGTTCAACAATATCAATTCCGGGGTGTTCGTCACTGACGCGGTGGGATGGACCATCAGCGGCAATAATTGTTTTGATAATGTTTTGAATGGCATTCAGGTCGAGGCCAACGTCTACGATATCAGCGTGGCCGGTAATATCTGCCTCGATACCAGGGTTGGCAGCGCGCGCACGCAGCAATGTGGCATCAAGGCGGTTGGTTACTATCCCGACACCTTCAAGGCGGTTTCGATCAGCGGCAATGTTTGCTCGAACCACAAGTCACATGGCATTTTCGCGCAGTCCAATGACACAGCATTGATGAAAAGCGTTTCTATCACCGGCAATTCTTGCAACGGTAATGACGGTGGCGGCATCTTCCTGGCTGAGGCGACCGTCGGGACCATCACCGGCGTGCAGGACGGCAATAGCTGCCGCGATAATGCCGGCGTTGATATCAGGAATACGACCAGTGACATCAGAAACGGCACCAGTTTCTTTGTAACCAAACAGGGGTTTTAGCATGCCGGGCGGCTGGCCGATTTTCTCGAATATCTGCAACGCCGTGCAGTACGGCACGATAGCGTACCCTTTCGGCATCAGCGTGCCGCCCAATGCCACCGCCAACACCAAGGGGACCACACCGACCCAGATCACGGCGGCAACGACGCAGGAGTGCCGGTTCATTGAGGTTCTGGTTTTAGCGCGAACCTCGGGCACGCGAACGTGCGGCTCGGTCGATATCATGATCGGCGCGGCTGCTTCGGAACGGATCATCATGGCTGATCTGGTGGCGACCTGTCAGGACAGCCCCTCGATGGTGCGCTATGCGATGCCGCTGAATATTCCGGTCGGCACAAGGATTGCGGCGCGGTCACAAATGGCGGGCACCGCGGGAACTGGGACGCTGATGTCGGTACAAATTCGCACCTGGGATGGGGCGTATGTCCAGGACGAAGGCTATGCCGGGCTGGACGCGATCAGTTTTCTTGCTGCTTCGACAAAGGGTACCGCGGTTACACCACACGCTACGGCAGGCACCAAAGGTAGCTATGTCAATCTGGGTTCGGCGACGGCGCGCGATTATAACGGCCTGATTGTTACGTTTGACCAGCAGAATGTCGCCTATGTGCAGGACTATTACTGGACCGATGTCGCGATTGGCGCCGGAAACACCATCATCATCCCGAACCTTGAACTGTATCAGTACGACGGTTCATTTAGTGGCCAGACATTTTATCCCGTTCAAATTCCGGCTGGAACGCAATTGTCGGCACGTTGCACGTGCGGTGGCGGCGGCTCGCCGGCGATTGGGGTTACGGTTTACGGGGCCTACTGATGGCATGGACCGTTGATGGATCAGGATCGCAGACCGCGGTAATCGGCACCGAGCACAACGTCTCGACGCCGACCACCAATGCGACCTATGTGTTCTGCGTCGATACGAAAAATATGGTCAATATCGATCTGGTCGAACTGCGCGCGTATGACATGGTGGACGGCACCAATTACGCCTTGATGTGGAAGGGCACGTTTCAACACGTTCAGATCAACAATAACAAGGTATCGCCGCCGCTGGCGGTAACGACGCAGGCCAAGTTTTCCATCAAGCAGACCGCCGGAACCGGGCGGGTATTTCCGTGGAGCGTTCGTCGCACGTGAGGGATTAGGCCGTGCAATTCTATTATGGCTTGATCCAGGAACTACCCGTTACCGCTGCTGGTCCAAAAATACTGATCGCCGGAACGGGTACGGTTACGATCAGTGCGCAGACCTTCGCGACCGGTATCGTGCCGGGCGCGCCGCCGCCTGGTTACGAATACAAAGTCGACGGCACCGGCCAACTGGTTCTCGACGGCACCGGCCAGCCGATTTTGATCAAGGTGGCCGGCGGCGTCGTCATGGCGGCCGGTGCCGGCACGATTACATTCGCCGGTCAAAGCGTTGCGTTCGGCCATCAGTACAAGATCCCGGTCACATCAGGTACGCTGACCCTGAGCGGTCAAACCGCGGCACTGCGTAATGCGCGCAAGACTACGGCGTCGTTCGGGACAATTACCCTCAGCGGTCAGACCGCCGGGTTAAGGTCGGTTCGCCAGCTCTACGCCGGACAGGCCACCATTACGCTTGCCGGCTATGACGTGGTGCTGGCGAAATCGACCCTCGTCAACCACTACAATATGGCTGCCGCCTTTGGCCGTATTGACCTAAGCGGACAGGCCGCGACCAGTCGGCGGACCTACGCAGTATCAGCTGCGCTATCGACGATCACGTTGAGCGGTCAGGCGGCGATGACCCAGTTCGGGCATCGGCTTCCGGCAGTTAACGGCGCCATCGCCCTGAGCGGTCAGACCGCGACGCTGCGGTTCAACCACCGCCTTGTCGTCACGAAGGGTGACATTACGCTGGCCGGACAGGCGGCGGCCCGTAAGTTTGACCACCGGGCGGTGGTGACGCCCGGCGTGATTTCTCTGTCCGGCTGGCCCGGCGGAATGATTTATTCCGTGGTCCGCTCAATGCCCGCCTCGATGGGCGGCATCGGTCTGAGCGGACAGGCCACGACACTTCGCTACGCTCGAAAACCGCCTGCCACACAGGGCACGATCACGCTTGGCGGGCAGCCGGTTACGTTGCGTTACGCGCGTGATATGACCGCCACGGCGGGAGGTCTTGCCGCGCTGGGGTGGACGGTCAACCTGATCTTCGGGCACCGGCTGCCGGCGGGTAACGGCACCATCACGTTCGCCGGACAGACTAATAAACTGGCGCGCAGCCGCACCATGGCGGCGACGCCAGGCGTCATTACCTTCAGTGGTCAGATTGCCACCCTCGTCAAGTCGGGCGATCCGAACAAGATAATGTCGGCGATGCCTGGCACGATCCGTGTCGCCGGGCAAACCGCCAATCTGCGGACGATACGAAACACCGCGGCAGGCGTAGGTACTTTGACGCTGCAAGGTGTCGCGACACCGCTGCGGTCTGCCCACCGGCTTACTGTAACGAACGGCATACTTACGCTCGCGGGTCAGCCGGTCGGATTAGGCGCGTCCCATCGGTTGACGGCAGCCGCCGGCACGCTGGTTATCGCCGGTCAACCGGTTACCCTTGATAGCACCAGTTCTGCGCCGAACGCTTTCGTCCTGACCGCCGATATCGGCTCGATCGCGCTGGCTGGATCTGACGTGACATTGCTTCATGCCGGGACGGCACCGCGACCGCCGCGGCCACCCACGTTCCGACCGTCACCGAGTCCGCGAGATTACGGCTGGTATGACCGCCTGCCGCCTGTTGACCCCAACCGGCCCAGTCCGGTCTAGGATATCAGATGCAGTTGTCACCCGAAAAAGCCGCCGCGGAATATCTTCGCCGCAAGCAAGTCCGCTCGTCGCTGGCGAGCTGGGCCGAGCACTGCGGCTACGCGCCGGCGCGGCACCACCGCATGTTGATCAAGTATCTGGAGAAGGTGGCGCGCGGCGAGATCGACCGGCTGGCGGTATTCATGCCGCCGGGATCCGCCAAGAGCACCTATGCTTCGATCCTGTTCCCGTCGTGGGTACTCAGTCAGGATCCCAAGGCCCAATTCCTGGCGGCGTCGCACACCACCGAACTGGCGGAACGCTGGGGTCGCCGGGTCCGGAACCTGGTGATCGAGAACAGCTCGATCCTCAAGATCGAATTATCCGAGGAACAGGCCGCCGGGCGCTGGGGTTTGACCGCCGGTGGCGAGTATATGGCGGCCGGTGCCAATGTCGGCATCGCCGGCTTTCGCGCCAAATATGGACTGATCGATGACCCTATCCGTAGCAGACAAGATGCTGATAGTCTCCTGGTTCGCGATCGGATTTGGGACTGGTATATTAATGACTTTCGGCCTCGTCTTATACCTCGCGCACGTCAGGTGCTAATCCAGACAAGGTGGCATGAAGATGATCTGGCTGGTCGATGTCTTAATCACCAACACTGGGACGTCTTATCACTACCGGCTTTTGCCAAGTCAGACGACCAGCTCGGAAGGACCTTGGACGAGCCTCTATGGGCCGATGACGACTACGGCTACGGGGAGCAGCTTAAAGCCTTGCGCGAGACTACCCCGCCTCGGGTCTGGAGCGCTCTTTATATGTGTTCTCCCGCCCCCGACGAAGGCGACTTCTTCAAAGAGGACTGGCTAAGGCCGATCGACATCTTGCCGGCGCTCAACACCATGCGGACCTACGGCGCCTCTGACTATGCCGTCACCGGCGAAGGCGGCGACTTTACCGTTCATGTCGTGGTTGGCGTCGATCCCATGAACAACCTCTATCTGCTCGACCTCTGGCGTGGTCAAAAGGCGTCGGACATCTGGGTTGAGGCGTTCTGCGACCTGGTGCAGAAATACCGGCCACTGGCCTGGGCGGAAGAGGGCGGCCAGATCAAATCCGGCATCGGGCCGTTTCTGGATCGCCAGATGCGGCAGCGTCGGGTCTATGTCAACCGCACCCCGTTTCCGACCCGTGGCGACAAATCGGTGCGCGCCCGATCTATTCAGGGCCGCATGGCGCTGGACGGGCTGTACTTTCCGAAAAAGGCGCCTTGGGCCGCCGATTTCGTATCAGAGCTATTGACCTTTCCGGCTTCCAAACATGACGATCAATGCGACGCGCTGGGCCTCGTCGGGCAGTTGCTCGACATCATGGTCAAGGGCCGCGCTGGAACGGTAGCCGTTCCGCGGCTGCCCAAGGATGATTACAAGAGCGATCGCAAGATCAAAACCATAGATGCGATGACGCTATGAGCGAACGGGACCGGGCGCGCTCAAAAGATTACTATTTCAGCCAGCCCCGTCCTGCCGTCGCGCGTCGTATCGAGAACCGGATCGCCGAGCCTGCCGATGTCACCTATGCCCGCGACACCATGCAGCCGCCGGATCTGACCCAAGCCTGGCAGATGGCGCCACCCAACATTCAACCGTTGTCAAAACTGGGCCGCCTGCTCGGTGGCAACCAGATCGCGCCGTTACCGGAAGCCGAAGTCGCCAAGTTCCTCGCTGATATCCAGGCCATGAACCGGCCGCTTACCTTCAATGAGAGATGGTCCGCAGTCCCATGATCACCCTTGAGGCGGAACGGATCGACGTCGATACCTATGATGCCGACAAGGCGCCGAAGCTGGTCGTTCGCCGCCGCGAGTTCGAGGATTATGCG